CAAGGAAGGTAATCGTCATGAGGGCCTCCTAAGACCATGCAGGTTTTGTCGTGACCGTCATCGAGGCCGTGGCGGAATAGTTCTGAGCCGAGAAAGCAATGTCGTTGTCGCCCGGATCCAGCGAGAACCAGCCACGGCTCGTCACATAACCCGAACGCGGCGCCTGACCCTGCGCCAACACCTCACGCCGATCCATGTCCACCGTCACAAACTCGCCCGCAGCAAGAGCCAGTGATGTCGCGAACGTGAGTGACTGCTTCTTGCCCACATGCGTCACAGTCCAACCACCAGCAGGGATAGGACCGTCAATCCGCAACCACACCGGCGCCTGAGTGTTGCCAGGATTATTGATGCGCAGGACGCCCGTACCGCTCGTGCCAGTGAACGTGACCGGGAACGTAACCGGGAAAGTCAGACCGCCCTCACTGAACGGGAGCCGGGTTGACGCTGAGACTAGGTCGCCATACTTGCGGGGATCCTTGGCGACAATCTGGATGCTATAGCGGGCAACGAGATCCGAAATATAGGTGAACTGAACGTCATCCTGCCGCTGGGCCGTGGCGTTGCGGATACGGCCCTGCTCGGAGACAAGCAACTGGAAGTCATCCAGAGCCACAGCCAGGCTCAGTGCATCTACCGCGTAGGACAGGCCGCCCGCAGTTGGGACCATAATGAGTCCCTCGATAGTCAGCACGCGGGGACGCAGGAACCCCTCTGAGGCCGTGGCCCCATGGCCCCGCCCCCGCTGAGTGAACGCAACCGACGAAGCCGGCGAACCCCACCCGTCAAACTTGTCCACCGTGAACCGCACGCCGGCTAAATCCACCGAGCCCAACACCAGATCACCAACGGCAATCCAGAGCGGATCCAGAACGTCCGATCCAAGGCCAGGGTAGAGGGATGGGCTGGGATACGTTACGGGACTTGGATAAGGCATCCCAGCCGCCTTCCTCTAGCTTGCAAGGGCTGACAGGCGACGACTCACCGCATGGGAAGTCCCGACCGGATCGTCAACCTGGTTGATGGTGAAGTTGGCGTTTACTGTCCCGCCGCGAGATCCGGCGTCAACCTGGGAAATTGCCTGCCTCGGCGGTGCGGATGCGGGAGCGTATTGGAAGCCAGCCTTGAGCGGTCGAGTGTCAGCACCGTTGAGGCGGTCGAGATTCCCATAGCCAATCGCCTTGGCGGCGGACGCCTTCAGGACATACTCGTCCTTCGAGAGCATCGCCGGGATGGAGTCCGAGGTAGTGGTCCCCGGCCCGTAGACCCGCCCACCTGTTGCGTAGTGCCCGCCGAGCCTATTCGGGTCCGTTGCCGTCGCCTCGGATCGCCGGTCAAGGGTGTCAAAATACTCGGTCGTGTAGATGCCGATGGTGACCTTCTTACCGTCCAGCCCCTCAGCCTTACCCTTGATCTTGTCCAGTTCAGTGCTGGCATGATCAGCGATCCACGCATCAATGTTGACGTTCTTCGGAATACCCAGCGCCTTACGCGCCATCGTGTCCGCTTCGTCACCAGTGATTCCAAGCTGACCGGCTGCGGCGACAAGGTCGTCATAGCTGGCGTGCAGCGAAGTCTGAAGCTGGTCCTGCGCAGCTTTCGCCCCATCAGTGGCGAAGGTCTGCGCCGCCGTCGCCTCAGCCGAAGTCATCGCAGCTTGAGCAAGGTTATTGAAGGCGGACTGGTTTGCCCGGCCAGCTTCGGTGTTGATATCCAGCGTCGTGCCGTTCTTCGTCACAGACTCAGTCATCTTGTCGATAGCATCCTGGTAAGCGATCGCAGCATCAGACGCCGACAGGTTCAGTAGGCCGGCAGCGAATAGCGACTTAGCGAACGCATCAATCTTGCTGATGGACCCGTCTGCTGCAATGCCGACTTCCTCCAAGGCCTTAGCCATATCCTCGGTAAGAGGTGCCGCGCTACCGGCCTTAGTGGTGTAGGTTTCCGTAGCCGTGGCAGCGGCACCCATAGACGCCGGCACCTTACCCATAGCGAAGTCAAGTAGATCCTGACCCTCAACGACTACCCCCGCCTTCTGCGCCAGCCCCTGAAGTGCGTCCTTGTAGCCGGGTAGTGCATCAAGCGCTTCCTTCGCGCCCTGCCCGTTCCTCTCGAACTCCTTAGTAAGGGCTTGGAATGTTTTGGCCGCAGTCTCGCCGGCGCCGTTCTTAGCGAGGTTTCCCATCTCGTCACCGAGGCCCTTGAAGCGGTCCCGGACCTGCCCGAGGTCGTTCTTAGCCGAGCCAGTCCAGGAGAACAAAGAGTCCATCGTGTCCTGAAGGCCAGCGGGGATATGCGGGTTGGTGATCTCCTTGACCGCCCCGGCGAGATCCTTGATGTCCGGGCCTTCGCCAGCGAACTTATCCCAGCTATTGAATAGGGAGTCGAGCCCACTCGTGTCAGTAGAGTTCGCTGCCTTACTGACCTTTAGGATTGCCTGGCCGAAATCCTCTGCGGACTTCGTGTCCTTCTCAGTGAATACCGCCCCAGCGACCTGCAACGCAACCATGGCGGTAACCGCTAGTCCGGCAGCCTTCGCTACCTTGCCAATACCATCAGCCGCCTTGGATCCCTTCGGCGCGATCTGATCCAACGAATCCTTGAACTCTACGAATTTGGGGACGGCAGACATGATGCCACCCGCAAGCAGAGCCACGCCACCAAGGAGGGCAGCCACTCCCATGCCAGCATTCAGGATTGGTGTGGGAATCTTCCCAACCGCATCGACCATGTCCTCAAGACCCTGAACGAGCCCCCGCAGAGACTCGGCCAGCCCGCCACCACTCTTGATCAGGAGCGAGTCGAAGGAACCGCCCAGCTTCTCGATGTCGCCCGCAAGGTTGTCCTGCTTGATGGAGGCGGTCACTGCCGCATAGCCGGCGTCATTGACCTTATCGGTCCATTCAGAGATTCCCGCGGCGCCCTGCTCGTAGAGCACATTGGCGGCGCGCACGGCATCAGAACCGAAGATGACACCCATCGCAGCGTTGCGAGCCTCGTCACTCTGGCCCGCAAAAGCAGTCTTCAAATTCTCCGAGAACTTCGCTAGGCCGATGAACTTACCTTGCGCGTCATAAGCGGAGATCCCCAGCTCGGCCATCTTATTCTTGGCCTCGACGGATTGGGGCGTTAGACGCTGAAGCATGGTCTTCATGGACGTTCCAGCGTCGGAACCAGTAAGGCCCGCAGAGGCGAACGCGGCGAGCCCGCCCGTGGTTTCCTCAATAGTCAAGCCGGTAGACGCTGCAACAAGACCGGTCTGATTCAGAGCCATCCCCAGATCCTGGACGGATCCCTGCGCCTTGCCGGCACCAGCAGCCAGTAGGTCGGCAAGGTGTGGAACCTTGTCGCCTGAAAGCTTGAACTGGGTAAGTGCCGACGCCGCAATCTCGGCCGCGTCACCAACGTCCAGCGAACCAGCGGCAGCCAGTGACAGCGCACCAGTCAACCCGCCGCCAAGAATGTCCTTCGTAGACACGCCAGCCTTAGCCAACTCGTCAATACCCTGAGCCGCTTCCTTGGCCGAGAATGACGTGTCAGCGCCCGCGTTGATGGCAGCCTCGCGCAGGCGGTCCATATTCGCCTCAGTCTCGTGCGTGGACGCCTGCACCTCCGACATGGCCGAGTCAAACTCCATGAAGGACTTCACGGCGAGCGCAACGCCAGCGAGTAGTGCGCCACCCATGATCATGGACGCCTTGCCAACGCGGTCGAGATGCTGCTCGTTTTCCCTAGCGAAAGCAGCGGTGCGGTCCCCGAAATCCTTGGTCGCCTGCTGCGCCGTCTTCATCCCAGAAACGAAGCCCTGGACCTTCGCCTCAAGGGCGATGCTGATTGACCGATCCGCCATTCAAGGGCCTCCTATATTTAGTTCTGGGATAAGCCGCTACAATCGCGGGATGACGAACAAAATTGGGGGAACCAAGCAGCGCCCCGGAACGCGGTTGATGGCTACCGGGCTGGTGATCTTGGGGATCGGGATTCTGCTGATCATCGCGGGCTTCTCAAGCACGCACGTTGAGATAGTGCCGGGAACGTTCCGAACGGAAGAGGTCCAAGGCGCACCAACCCCTGCTGCGTGGATCATCCTGCTTATTGGACTTGTGCTGTCAGCTGTTGGATTCGGCAAGCGCGTGCTGTCCGCCATCGAGAAGTAACTACTCTGCAAGCACCGGCGCGACCATCAGCGCAGAGTTGTGCGGCTGGTCCCGGTAGGGTTCCATAGCGATGGACCGTGCCGTCGTGGCGTGGCATCGGATCGGCAACCCGCCCTTGAACTTCAGCTCATTCTCGGGCGCCGTGCATACCGAGATGGGCCCGCCGCATAGCGGGCAGAGCGCGGATCGGTACGCCTGCAACGCAAGCATCACCGTCTGCTCGCCCTCATCCCACTCAGCTTCCGGGCGGGACGACACGAGCCGCCCACCATCGTCATGCTCATAAGTTGTCGCCGGCTCCCACCCATGAAACCGCTTCAACGAAATACCGAGAGCGTGCGCCGCTTCTACGTCTGATCTGAGTCCTGGATCATCCTGAAGGCGCTGAGCGAAAAAGGGACTTCGTTCCGCCCCTTATTCACGCGGAGAGTCGCGAGGATGAAGTCCTCATACTGGGAGTCCGTCATGTCATCAGCGAGGGCTTCCCACTCTGCGGAGACATCGAAGTCCAGCGGCTCGCCCGAGCGGTTCTCAACGCCGGCGATGCCCTTGGGAATTGCAATAGTCATCAGCGACTCCACATTGAAGCCGTAGGACTTGTCCAGCGCGTTGCCCTCACGCGGGGCGTGCGCGGCGACCAGGTCGTTCCAGTCGGCCCGCTTCATGCCGCGGACAACGAACTCCACAGTGGAAGCCTTCATGGCATCTTCAATGTCGTTGACCTTCTTGGCGAGATCCTTGACCGGGTCATTGAGGCGGGCGTCAGCGAGGGACCGAGAACGGGCCGCGTTGAACTCAGCTTCCGCCGCCTCATGCTCAGCTTTCAGGTTGCCATCAAGGCAGAACGCCACCCTTGTCTCCGGGCGCTTAATTGTCAGTGCCATGTGCTACTCCAAAGTTTTCAAGCGGGACAAGTGGGACTTGACCTGTTCGCCCGCGGTCCCACAACACACGGGCGAACAGGGGTATCAAGCGGCGAAAGACTAGGCAGCCGCGGCCGCGCTGATCTTCACCTGTCCGGTCACAAACAACTTCTGCGCGATCTTCAGCACAGAGTTCGCCTCCGGGGGGAGCTCGTTGTACTCGCCGGGAGTGATCGGATAAACCGAGAACTTCTGGCCGGCCGCAGCCGCGGTCGTGTACGGCAGGCCGGTGCGGACAACAAGGTACTGGGCGGTCCCCGGAATGAGGGTGTCCTTAGCCTTGTTGAACGTGGTCTGATTGGCCGAGTTGGTATTGTCGATGTACTCGACTTCCAGGCCACGCTGGGAGCGGCCCTTCTGCTCGTAGGTCTGAGTCGTGCAGAGACGCTCATCCTGGATGACCTGCTCAGACAGGGAGGGCTTGTAGCCGCCGCCCGTCAGGTAGCAGGAGATGTCAACCGATCCAACCGCGTTGATCTCGGTTGCGACCTTCGGAGCGGACGTGTCTGCGATAGCAGCAACGAGCTTGACAAGGACGTTGCCGTCCGCTGGGGTGCTAGGTACATCAGCCATTTAGCTTTCCTCTTTCTTGGGTGCCCGAATGGGCTGAATGTTGTGTTTGGGTGGGCGCGGCCGATCCACAGGTGGGAAACGGTCGCTCTTGACGGGCGTGAAGATACCTTCACCGATACGCCAGTCCTCTTCGGGCACATCGAACTCGTGACCGGAGTCTTTGTCTTTCACGCGAATGAACACGCGGCCTCCCTAGGTGGTGGGGGATCCGGTCAGGATCCAGTCGAACGTCTGATAGAACGGACTGTCGGACGTGCCAGGAATGATCACGTCACGGTCGTGATAGATAGGCTGCTCATTCGGCACAGACTCGATGGCGCCAAGACTCCAGCCCGCCACTGTCGGGCGTTTGCCCTCCAGCGCGTCGCTGAGCTTCTGAGCGATGATCCTCACCGATGCGGGCGTGAGTCCCACGACGAGAGTCCTGGACCGTAGAGCCCGGCCCGAAGCTGTGCGAGCCATGGACCGCTCGGACACTGTCGGGAAGTTTGTCAGCACCAGAACATGCGGATACGTCGGGCTACTCGGAACCTTGCCTGGATAGACCGTGAACCCGGTAAGCAGCGCCTCGAATGCGGCCGCGAGTGCGTCACCAGTCATAGCTGCCCCGCCCACTTATCGAGCAAGTCAGCCAGTGCCCGCAACGTCTTCGGCTCCTCAGAGCGGAGAGGCTTGTCGATATCGCCAGAACCGCCTCCCCGGCTAGTGCCGAAGTAGTAGATGTTTCCGAGCGCACCACCGCGGCGGGACTTGTCAGGGCCGACTACCCAGCGAGCGCGGCCCGGCAGGTAGTGCGACTCGTAGGTGATCGAGCCGGCCATGCCATGGAAGTGCTTAGACCCGATAACGTCGGCCTGCATCTCGCGCTTCATATTGTCAACGCCCTTTTTGAGGACGGCGTCAACACCCTTCAACGCATCACCAGCCACATGCCCGAGGTTCGTCGCCAACTGCCTGAGTTCTGCGGATCCGTCGCTCACCGCCCACCTCGATTCAAGGCGTCCAAAGTTTCGGCAGAGACACTGATGCGGCCTGAGATTACCCACTCACCTTCGACGAGCGTCATCTCGATCACAGGATCTCCTTCACTGGCAGCCGGGCAGCAGTGTCGAACGTGTCAGGCGTGAACCCGTCCACCCGGTACTGCTTGCCCACCGTGAACGCATTCAGGAGTGACTCCGTGATCGTAACCACGTCGCCGTCCTGCACATCCGCAGCGTTCGCCGGGATGTGGACCTGGCGCGAAACCACCGTGAACGTAGCCCCACCAGCCTCCGGGTTGGATGTGGCAGAATCCTTGGACTGGACCTTGCACTTGCCTGCGTAGACATCCGTGGGAGTGTTCGCAACATCGCCCGTGTCCGGGTCCGTTACGGGGGTTCCGGGACGGGTGATCGTGCACGTGTCAAGCATCAGGGACTCGGCCTCAGCGCGGCCAGCGAGGACCGCGGCCTCGGCACTCACGGCGCAC